TGGAAATGCTGGAATCCAAGCATCTTCCTCTGGAGGAGGAGGGGCAGGAGCAGCAGGCGTCCCTGGTCAGCCTGCATCTGGTGCTGGAAACGGTGGTAACGGAGTAGCTGTAAATATTTCAGGTTCCCCTGTAACTTATGCTGGAGGTGGCGGATCAGGAAGTGATGTCAGAGGATATAGTTCACAAGCGGGTTCTGGTGGTTCTGGCGGAGGCGGAAGCGGAAATGGCGGAGCTGGACAAGCAAACACCGGAGGCGGTGGAGGCGGCGGATATTTTAACTCAGGCGGTGGTCAACAATCAGGAGCTGGTGGTTCTGGTAGAGTAGAAATAAGAATACCTTCAACTCATGCACCTTTAGTAAGTGTAACTCCTGGTACAAACAGTATCTCAACACTTCCAAGTGGTGATAAAGTAGCAACCTTTACAGTAAGTGGAGATTTAGTTTTAGCGTAATATTATGGCACATTTTGCAGAATTAGATAGTAATAATAAAGTTATAAGAGTCGTTGTTGGAGACAACAATGATGTTGAGGCTAATGGTGGAGATCAGTCTTTAACGGCAGCTCAACATTTTGCAACAGTAGTACCCTTTAGTGAAAATGGTGTTAAGTGGGTTCAAACTTCTTACAACAGAAATTTTAGAAAAAATTTTGCAGGTATTAATTTTACTTACGATGAAGTTAATGATAGATTTATTCCTGAACAACCTTATCCTTCATGGTCATTAGATAGTGACGGAGATTGGCAACCCCCATTTCAACCACCTAATCAAGATCAATATTATGACTGGGATGAAGATGCTTATCAAGCAGACAATACTCAAGGTTGGATATTAAGAGGTTAAATATTTTTGTACCAAGAAGGTATAGTATATCTTTTACCTTTCTTAACTTCTAAGACCCCATGCATATTTGTTTTGTTACTTTCAAATAAAATACAACTCAAAGCTTTCATTTTAAAAGTTTGATTTTTAAAAAATAGTTCTCCACCTTCATAGTTATCGTTTAAATAGATTAACGAGGAAAAATCCATAAGGTTATTTACTTCTTCAGCTCTATCATTGTGAAAAACCATACTATCTTTAGGTAACCAACGACATAATCTCATATGTTGCCAAGACGTAGTTTTAGTCTTAAATAAATGATCTATAAAATAAATATTCTTGTAAGCATAATAATTTAATAATTTTCTTATTTTAATTTTTTGTATATAAGGTAGATGTATATTTCTATGACGATGTTCTTCTCTGTCATCATAACAAAGATGTGTGTTTTTATCAAAGAAAGACATTAACATTTTTGCATCTTTTTTATCAATAAAGTTTTCTATTATATGTCTAGCGGTCATAAATTCTATCTAAAAACTTATATTTAGCAGTGACATTATTTATGAAAATAACTAGTCTTAATGTTTCTAAATCTGTAAACTCGGTAACACCATGAAATTTATTAGCATCATAAAGTAATAAACTATTAAAGTTATTAGAAACAACTATCTGTTTTTTTAAATCTTTATTATAAATAGTCGTGCCAGATTTTTCACAAATTGTTTTATTTAAATATATAACACCTGCAATTTCAACTCTGTTATCTTTGTGTATATGTGTTTCTTTTCTTTTCCATTTTTTAAAATCAGAAGGTTTAGTTTTATGGAATTGAATGGAAGCACTTTCCCAGAAAACCTGTTGTAATTTATATTCATAATAAACAGAGATTATCTTATTCATTATAAAACTATGTAGCTCTGGATTTATTTTATGAAAAGACTCTGATCTAACACCAGGCCAGTTTTCATGATTTTTAGCTCTAGACCATTTTACTTTTTTTAAAAAATTAAAAATTAATTTAGGATCTTTAAAAAAATTTTCAACAACTATTGTTGGATAAATCATTTACGTTTTTTGAATTCACCTGGTAAACCTAAATGAGGTCTTCCATCGAATAAATTTTTATCTGATCCTTTAGTGGCAGCATTATTGTAGTGTAAAAATATCTGAACACATTCTTCACCTCTAAAAGGTTCTCTCCAATGTTCTAATTCATTACCTCTATAGATTAACATATCTCCAGGATTTAAAGTTATTTTTTTACCTTTAGGTGCATTAGGTTTAATAATATTTTTTTCTTCATCTATAACAAAATCTTTACCCGTAGGATCTAAATATATTGGCCAAGGTTCTCCGCCTAAATTTAATGTAGTAGATATCTCACAACTAAATCTATCTTTGTGTCTTTTTAGAATATCTCCTTTTTTGTATATTCTTCCGTAAGAATAATTAGGAGTAAGCTTTAAACCTGTTTTTTTTTGCATTAAAGGAAGTAATTCAACAAGTAAAACTTCCATTACTAGATCAGCATAACAAGAATAGGTATTAGGCACCTGACCATCTTCCCATGTTCCATACATAGATTCATAGGGAGATATGTATCTTTCTGTAAATAAAGTGTTTGCAACTTGTCTTTTAAAAGTAAAATATCTTTTGCAAAAATAAGCCATTGGTTCACTTAAAGCTTTTCTAACTACTCGATATTTATTTTTTTTAAAACTCATTTGTTCCTTTCCTTAAATAAATTTAGGTCCCTTTAAAAATATTGTTAAACTATTTCTCTCTCCTTTAGTTACAGGAGAAACTTTATGGTATATAAAAGATTTAAACATTAACATAGAGCCAGGTTTATTAAATTGTGGTATACTAAACTCATCACCCATAAACATTGAAAAATCACCCCCTTTGTAGGATTCAGTAGATAAATTTATTAAGACTGTTAACTTTATATCGCAGCTACTATTTACGACTCGATCACAATGCCAATTGTAGCTAGCCTGTTTACTTGAATTATAAATATTAAAATTTACAAAATCATATGGATTTTTAGGAAAAAGATTATATCCAAAATTAAAGCTATTAATTGAATAAGCCCTATCTACTACATGATCTAATTTATTTGCTAATTTAGAATAAAGTATCTGTTTACAATTTAGATTTTTTTTAGATTTACCCATCACATCTGTGGCTTCTAGATTTTTTGGTTCAACCTGGTCATATTTAGAGTTTATAGTTTTTACTAAAGATTTAATTTCAGCAGGTGAAAAAACTTTATTCCAAAACCAATAATTATTTTGTGCACTCATTATTTAAAAGGCCATCCTAAATTCCAAATTACTAAAGAGTTTCTTGTTCCTTTTTTTACAGGACATACTCTATGCCAAACAAAAGAAGGAAATACTACAATAGAACCTCTAGGTAATATTTCTAAACATTTTTGAGTATTTTTATTTTTACTTACAGTGGGTTTATTAAAGTTAAATTCTAGTTCGCCACCTTTGTATTCATCAGGATCAGTTAGAGAACAAGTTACAGATAATTTTCTAATTTTACCATGTTCAATATTATTGGGTTTATCGTAAGGTTTATCATCAGAATCACAATGCCAATTATAAAATTGTCCTGGTTTATATGTAGTAAATTGACAGGACTGCATATAGTCCCATTCATAATTCCAACCAGCTTCTTTATTTGCTCTATGTATGTAAGGTCTTATTTCTTTATATATCCATTCATCATTCAACCATACTACTTGTGATTTTCTAACTTTTTGTAAGTTTTTTAATTCTTTTTTAGAAATAAATTTTTTATTAGTGTAAGTGCCTGTAAGAGCAATTTGTTGTTGTTGGCTTTTACCATATCTAATAAGGTCGTCGCAAAACCTTGGTGTTAAAACTGATTTAAAATAATAATAATAATTGTGTAACAACATTACTTTATGTAATTAAAATTTATAGCTATTCTTACATTTTGATCTGTGCAACTAGTTCCTGTGTGACTTTCACCGCAATCAAATTCTATATATTTATTCTCTTCACTTTTAACAATTTTTTTATTTTTAAATTTAGTATATCCATCGTTAGTATTTACATATAATATACCTGTAGTTATCTTCCCATAATTATCATAGTCTGTATGATAACCATGCTCAATATGATTGTCCGTTTTAGTTATAAGATTAGCTTTAACTCTTAAAAGACTTAAAGGATTTATTTTATCTAATACAGGTTTTATCAATCTAAAGTAATTAGAATTAATTACATCGTTAGCGTAGAAACAATGGGTGAACTGAAATACACCAACAGCATCTTTTTCTGTATTTACCCCTTGATTATAGTACCAAGAAAAATCAGCGCTCATTAGATTATCTTGTAACACTTTAAATTGATCTTTCGGCAATAAATTTTTATATACTTTCATAGTAAAGAGTTTATATTACTTGAATTAATAAAATTGTCAATATGAGCATTTTAAAAGATTTCTCTAAACATTTAGATTCCATTGAATTTCCTTCAGAAAAAACTTCTTGGAATATAGCAGGAGTTATAAAAGGACAAAATGGTTTTTATAAATTTGATGTAAGGAACATGTTTCAGCTTAACCCAAAAGAAAAAGCTCAAAATGGAAAGGTTAATAGTAAGGCAGATAAGATGGTTTTAGATATAAAAAATCAATATATAATCATAGATTTAGAAGAGCTTCACAAGTATTTAAAACAAAATGGCCTTAAAAAAGTATATGTAGATGATTTGATATCTAATTTAGATTGGAATATTATACTACCAAAAAATTAAAAAGCTTATATAATGAAAATCTATGCTACAAAAACTTAATTTTAAACCTGGTTTCAATAAAATGGTCACAGATTCAGGAGCCGAGTCTCAATGGGTAGATGGCGATTTTGTTAGATTTAGATATGGTTTACCTGAAAAAATAGGTGGATGGTCACAACTTACTAATTCTAATAATACATTGCCTGGTGTAGCAAGAGCACAACATGCTTTTACATCTATTGCTGGTGAAAAATATGTAGCGATAGGAACTTCACAAGGTTTGTTTTTATATTATGCAGGTGAGTTTTTTGATATTACTCCTCTAGATGATGATGTTATTACTGGAGCTACCTTTGATGCAACATCCGGATCTCCAACGGTTACCGTAAATAAAACATCACATGGTTTATTAGATGGAAGATATGTAACATTTTCA